AATAGATCACACTCTGTACGTATTATCTGCATCTCTTTATCCAGAGTAAGAGATTCTGTTTCTTCTGATATCACACGGCCCACCAAATCAAGAAAGCTCTCCCTGCGGGCCTGCTCACGAATCAATCTTCGATATTCATTCCGTTCATCCCGGACTTTGACTTTTTCTTTCTCTAACTCCCGGCGTTCCTTTTTAATTTCTTCCAATTCGGCCTGTAAATCAGGAGTTTTGGTATGGTATGCATCCAGCATCGCATCAAACGATTGGCGCTTTTTCCGGTAAGCACTTTCTGAATAGTGTTTCTCTAATAATTCATTTAAAATATCGGCTACTTTCTGCCACGATCCGATCAACTCTTTGTCACCGGTGACACGGTAAATTAGCTCGTCGTCAGTTTCACCTTCATATCTTTGATACTTGTAACTAATAGAAGAACACCCCTATCTTATTCATCCGCAGGAACTTCATTGTCCTGCTTAATCGTGATAGATACACCGTCTACATGATTCCAGTCTTCTAAAATCTTGCGGATGTTATAGGTCTTGGTTTCATCCTTCGTGTATTCCGTTACAGTTTCATCTTCTAAATTAATCGTTGCATTTTTTAATGAAATACTTTTTGTTCTCTTCAATTTTTATTATCCTTTCTTTGATTTATTCTTCGCCTTCGTAATATTCTTCGTCCGGCTCCGGTATCTGAAAACCAATCGCAGCTGTAGATCCAACCTCTTCACCGCCGTAGAGATCCTGCATCTCCTTATTGCCTTTTGCGATATGCCTGCTCGGAATTATTTTTAACCATTCCATCCAGGCGGCGATGACTGTTACGAATTCATCTACTAATGGCAATACGCTGGCAAACAGGACACCAAAGATAAATAAAAGAATTGTTTTATGTTCCTTCATACGCACATACCTCACAGCGAAATTTTTGTGCCGTAATTCACAGCAACAACTTTAGTAGTTTTTAATTTTGCCCTTATTTCTTCCTGCAAATCTTCTTTAAATTCCAATCGGGCAGTCTTGTCTGAATGGACTAGATAGATTTTTTCACAGTTGATAGAAGAGTAGTAGTTGAGCAAATCCTTTCGTTGCATATGTGAACTGAAGCTATGCAGATCAATGATCTGACATTTATTCTTGATCGGTTTCCCATTAATGGAAATCGTTTTTTGATTTTGACTATTCTTGATTTTTCCCGCAAGCGTATCTCCGCCAGCATATCCGACAAATAAGATGGCATCTTCTTCACGGGGAAGAATGCTTTGTGTCCATTTGATACTACGACCAGCAGTCAACATTCCTGATGAACTTAGGATTACTTTAGCTCTTGGATCAGAAACGGCAGCCTTACTTTCTTCTGGGGAAATAATGCGTTGTATATTTTTCCACTGCATCATTTCATCAAACTTGACCTTTGCTTCGCCTTCAAGGATTTCGCCGTAGCAATCCAATAGCCGATTCGCAAGGGGACTATCTACCAATATAGGGATTGAAAAATTCGGATCATTTCCCCATATTTGATAAAGCTCCCAAAGAATAAATGGAGTCCGATCTAAAGAAAAAGTAGGAATAAGTACTCTATGGTGATTTTGAATACAAAACTGATCGATTACAGTCTTGATCTTTTCACGATCTAAGTTAATATCCTTTTTAGTCATAGATCTTGACCGATTTCCATAAGTACATTCACCAAATACAATATTGCTGCTTGTGATTGGCTGAAAAGGTTCAACAAATACTTTGCGGTCTTCAATCATTGGATTCCCTAAATCAGAAGTAAATAGGATCTTTCTGGTATGCGACCCTCCATTGATATACAGTTCTGTTTGACAAGAACAAAGAATATGTCCTGCAGGAGTATATCTGATGCTAACATGTTCATTCAGCTGAACTATTTTGCCAATTTCAATTTCTTCTATATGAGAAAGTACCTGATATACCTGCTCTTCTGTATAAAGAGGAGTGTATTTACCATCAGAACCTTTCGACTTCAGATTCAATGTCTCGCAATCACGCTGATTGATGTATGCACAATCCAGAAGCATTTCTTTTAAAATGCGTGTAGATCCACAGGGGACAATAATTCTGGCATGATCATTTCCTCTTGCAAATAGAGTGGGAAGGCTTCCGACATGATCCGTATGGACGTGGCCTATAATGACCATATCAATTTCTTTAGCTTTAATTTTTGACATCATTCTGGAATTTGCCCGGTAATTTTCCAATATGGTATGGTTATCCTGAATCATACCGAGTTCAAATAAAAGTGTTTGTCCATAGCATTCAATTTTCGTGCAACTGCCAGTAACACCTTCAGCATTACCTCCGATCACTTCAATCGATACTTCACGTTTCTTTTTGCTGATGGTTAAGTCCCACCTTTCTGTCTGTACTGATGTGTCTTATAATGACTCTGCTTTATCAGCATAATAGTCCTGGATATAGCGTTTACCGGCGCAACCACGAGTCCGATAGTATCCAATATGATATCCCTTCCGATTCACGAAACCACGGGGAGTATTGCGAATAACTCCCGCATTCAGCAGCTTTTCTAAATCGGATTTACTGATTTCTTTTATAAAAATCGTCCCTTTCTGTATATATTCCCTGTACAGGGTGAAGTTGAGGCGACAGGATTTAAACCTGCGATCTCACGGTCCGTGAGCTACTCGGAAATTACCGAGCATCTGATATGCGGAACTTATATTCCGTAAATTCAGGGTGTGCCCATGACACCAATACTGCTTTTACACAGCTACTTTTATAATATAGGGGGTCTTAAGCTTTAATGGGTTAAGCTCGTTTGTTATTTTATTTTTTGCAAAATAAAGACGTAAAATATTAAATGCG